CTATTGGGCTTGCTGGAGTGGGGCCAGGGAATGCTGAGTCATATACTGTAGCATAGTTAGAACCATTGATGAAAAATCTTACTGAAATGTTTGGTGTGCTCGGTGAAATATAAGTTATCGAACCTAAATCTATTTCGGCCACCACAAACATAGGCGCGTCGGCGGTGTATACACCCGTTGAAGAGTCGTAATTACCTTTAGATCCGTCATAATATGGAAAATTGAAATCGTCCTGAAACTGAACTGTGATACTGGCCCCTGGACCTGTTGCAGTAAATGCCTGATCGGATGTTTTGTTTGCAAACGATGATCTGTCTTCTAAATCATTTTGACTAACGTTCTGCTTAACCAATATCATCGAGTTGAATATTGGGTCCTTGAACAAATCGCCTGTAAACTTTATACCTGTGGACCTTGTGATACGCTGGAAGATGGTCTTCACAAATACACCAGGTACAAAATCTTCAAGCTTGATATTACGATAGCTCCGAGTATTAAGAAGTCCAGTATCGATCAATGGGAATATGCGGCCCTCTTCGTTGCTCCACGAATTCTCAACGTTTGAAAGTGTTATCGGCCCATCGTACTGGGTGAAGTCTAGATCCTGCATGCTGCCCCCGAGTTGTGATATCCAGTTGTAGTTACCTGAGAAAAAGCTACATACTATCTTACCCGTCGGAAGTCCCTCCACACGAATATGACCGATATGGAATGGGATGTTATCATCGTCCAGGACGTCGCATGGCATAGACCGGTATATCGACTTGACTGAGTCTGGATACGGAAATCCGAGTATCTCCATGTTGTTGGCCGTCCTGTCCATCTCAAACCGATACGAGAAATCACCGTCTGTTTGATTCAGGTTTTCGAAAAGCTTCCATCGGCGCTCAACTTCTATGTCAGCGTTAAAGTCAAAGTATCTGCCGTTGGACCTGAGTATCATAGCGTCTGTGAAGGAATATCGTCTGTGTATGTTATGGTGAACTGACAGCTAAAAAGCTTGTCGTTGTCGTTGTATATGGTGAACGAGTTCTTATCCACGATTACCGTGCGCTTATCATATACGGTGTTTAATATCTGAACAAGCGGCGACGACTTAATCGTTGCCAGCGCGTCTGCCTGTGACTTTGTTATGTTCTGGCTTCTTACGAGCAGTTGCTTTGTGGAGTTCCTGAAAGTCTCCCGGCGCTTCTCTGTGTCAGCGAACTCACCGTAAGACTGCGGCCATGAGGTGATAAGATTGACTGACGTCTCTCCCGTGTCACCTATCTCTACATTGTTATCCTTGAACGCCGTGAATTTCCAGTATTCGAAACCTCCCATGTTATTCAGCCAAGAAAGCTTTAGGCATACATCTGAACACTTTGTGTCGATCTCTACAGTCTTAGTCTCAGAAATCGTACTGTTATTCAAAATCAATGATATATTCGCGCTGCTGAATTGATTATCGAGATCAAGAGGGACTCGATACAGGCCTGGTCCTTTGTACTCTATGCTCTGCAGATCAGTCCTTGTTGAATATTCTTTTTGAAGAAAAATTTCTGTGTCGTATTCTGAGTTATCGTTTCTTATGAGTGTAACGGTTATCGTATTGGATGCGTTAGCCTTATCTTCTACTTGAACTCTAACTTGATCAGCTACGCCAAAAGCTGTTATGGTAACTGGATAGCTAACCAGTCCTAACCCATTGGGGATGTCTATTATTTGCTCGCCTCTTGGTATGGAGCCTGGAGGATCTGACGTGTTATAAACACTTATTATTACCGTTCCTGTCCTTGTCGCACCTGAAGTAGATCCATGTGCGCTTACCCTAAAGTGATATACTGAATTTGTTGGCGTTGGCAATGCAGGGTTTTTAATCGTTGCGGACAAAAAATTTGATCGTTGCAGTGCGCCCAGCGACACACTTTGCTCACCTGATCCAACAACCCACGGTTTATTAGGAAACCCACCGCTTGGGCCTATGTCATTGAACGAATCTATACTTGGAATGCTGGGTATGTCGTAGTCGAGAATAAAGCTTATGTCTTGGTAACATGGTCCGTCTTCATTTAGATTGTTTTTGCTTTGAATAGATAGTTTCGAAAGTGTGATGGCTATATTGCCAGCGTTAGCAGTAGCCGTTGCGCTTATTTTTATTTTCCCTGGAAGAAATCCACCAGAAGACAACGTAACTTGATAATTGGTTAATCCTTCTGGCGGAATGTCTATAAATGCATCACTCGTTATTGGCGTATCATCAGATTGAAGCATATATAGTGAAAGATATGCAGAGCCGCCGGCTGACGCGCTTATTAAAAATGTATACTCGCCTATATACGGATTAGATATATTTGAAACAAGTTTATAAGATGTTCTTTGATTTTCAGGAAGCGCACCGGAAGACGGGAGAGAAACTGAAGGCGCGCTACTTATCGACCATTGTACATTTGGCGCTGATCCTTCTTGTGACATATTACTAAGTGATTGCAGCGAAACTCCATCATTGGTATAGCATTCATCACTACACGAAGAGGCAAACATCACAGGAACTGCAAATACGGTTAGAAATTTTGAGAGAGAGTTGATCATAATGTATTCACTTAAATATCCAGAGTACAAGTTTTTAAATTCAAGTTTATTCAGCGCGGCAAATCCAACAAACTCACTATCGTCTGATATTACCGAAGATTCAAATGTAGTGATGTCAGTTCCATCAGACAAGTCGTATGAATCACCATACTGAATGAAGAACTGCGTGAATGCATCCGTGTTGTTTGGTAGTGCTGATAACAGCAGGTCGTTCTCCAGTGAAAGTGTGGCTCTTATTATTTCAGAGACAGAGAATTTAACAACGTTATCCTCATCTGGCGTTAGATTCAGTGTAGCAAGAAGCCTTGATCCATTATATTCCCTTAGCGTATGATCGAACAGGCCACCATATACCTTTATTATGGCATGATAATTTGACTTGTAAAGTTGAATGCTGGCGCCTGTGAACGTGTATGTGCCGTACGCGAGATTTATAGTAACCCTTGTGGTGGATGTCTTAGTTATGATCTGCCAAACACCGTTCACCTCTTCAGAGCTTGCGTTACTGATCTGTATATAGTCTAAAGCATTGAATGTGCCAAGCGACCCTCCGCTAACTTGAAGGTCAACGTATCCACCGCTGTTTGTATACGATGAAAAACCTCTTGCTGCGTCCACAAAGTTGCCGGGCCAAAGATCGCTTTTAAGTTTGTACACGATCGGTAGAAAAGCAGAACTCCATTTGTGCTCATGAATCGATACGTAATACGTTATGTCCGCATCTACTGTGTATGGTAGATATGTTCCATCGTCCTGCACAAGAAAGAAGTTGATAGCATTTTGCACGTGGATTGTCCAGAATCCGTTATACTCGCGTGCCCTTGACTTTATGTAGACTACATCTCCAGTTCCTAACGTATGTTCTGTCGGCCCAGTGTCAACGGTAGCATAATTTGAATAATCCTCCTCGATGCGGGCAGTGATTGGTGTTGGATCAAGTACGTAGCCATTAGGCCTGCTGATTACGGAAAGCATTTTTCATGCGGGTTAAAGACGAGTGGATATAGTCGCGGGCTACCTCCCGCTTCAGTTCTTGTACGAGCTTATCGAGGAATGGTGAGTAGATCGTGCGGCCGCCGGCGCGATAGGTGGCGTCGCCTTCTTTGTTGATCTTGTGGGCCAGGCTCTTTGCGGACACCCAGCTGTCTTTGATCTTCCAGTACTTGACGCCGGACTTTGATACCTTGCTGGGCAGTCCTCGGGCGTCCAGGTATTCCTCGAGGCCCTTATCGAATCCTCCGTAGCTGGAAACCTTGCGCGGCCCCCTGCCTGTCTCCATCGCGCTGAAGAACTGACGTGCTAGGAACCGCAGGGTGTAAACCGTGCCTTTATGGCTCAGATCGTAATGAATAGATCGCTCCGTCTTGCCTGTAGCCGATAGTGGGTGCACGGCATCCTGCAGGCCTTCTACGCCCAGCTTTCCGTATCGGTTTAAAACGTCAGTAATCATACCATGAAAATATTCTTACCCTTCGACCTATATAATACAGGTGGTGACCTATCCTACGCCATCCAGGCAACCCCTCTATATATGCTTTGTAGGCAAGTTTTGCCTGTCTTTTCGTAAGAATAAATTCATTCTCTTTCACGCGCAAAAAGTTGAGTTGTCCCATGTCTGCAGCGTGAACGCGAGTATCACGCCCGTGGTGTCGTCGGCGTGCTTGTGAATGAATGGCGTGCGTGTCTCCTGTGTGATCACGACGGTGAGCGAGTCTGCCAGCGTGGCGCGGTATTGCTCGCTGAGCGCCCGGGCGATCTCGTCGCAGTCGTCGACGATGGCCTCGTATTCTGCAGGGCTGGAGCCCGCCGCATCCTTCTTGGCGATGTGCAGGGCGACGGCCCATTCATCCGTGGGCGCGCCGACACCGCTGTTCGTGCGCGTTACCGACAGGCTTTCAAGCCACACGAACGGGTACTCGTTCGACCGCTCTGAATTGAACTCGGAGATGCGCCCGCTGTTGAAAGCAATGGCCGCGCTGAGCGCATCGACGCCGGACTGAATGAATGTTCTTACCTCGGATCGTTTCATTTGGCTTTCATCAGATCCATGTACCGCTTGTTGGCACGTGCTTTGTCAGCAAGGTAACAAATATTATGGTGATATTCGTACACAGACCATTTCAAGATTGCTTCCCGGCTTTGGCCTGTTTCAGCCTCCAGGTATAGAAGCGTGCCATAGTCCCCATATTTCTCGCCCAGATCTTTAAAGCCTGCTTGAATCTCCTTAGCCGTGTAGTCAGATTTAGGGAGCCTGTTTTGGTGCTGGAGGCTGATCCGATCAGCCTCAGCAATGTAAAATGGCCGATGGCCAGCACCTCCGGAGCCGGCGCATTGAGGAACATGGGCGCCATTTCTTCGGCTTTCTGCCAGTCATAAGGCCGGCAGGCATACATGGCAACGTATGTTGTGTACCGTTCGAGCTTCTCCATGTCGGTGCGGCCGGCACCTTCTTTCACATCCTTCTGCATGTCCACGAACGGCCCCAAGCAATCGAGCCCCAGGTCTTTGGGGATAGGATAACCCATGATTTCTAGCGGCACGCTGAGCGGTACCTGGTCGTTTAAGAACCTTAGTTTAAGCAGAATGCCGTCGAGATCGTGAATCTTTGCTTTAACTACGATAGCCTCCTCTATGTCCAGGAAGAGGGCGAAGATCTTCGCGGTATCCTTTTCGATGCTCTGGAGCTTTAAAAACTGGCCGAAGGTGACCTCGTGCCATGATGTGGGCATGTTGCGCGATAGCTTTACGCCGTTTAGTTCGATGGTTATTTTCATGTTTTACTTGTGAAAGCTCATTACGGGGCCGCCATGGGCAGCCTCGCGGATGTCGTCGTGTGCATAGTTGGCCGCGTCCATGAGGTGATTGTTCTTGTCAACCGGCTCATCGGTCGGTTCTTTGTTCCTGTCCTCTTTCCACTTGTACTCCTGGTTCTCGATCCAAAGATTCTTACTGCGCTCTGTGGCGTATACTTTGCGCCCCTTCAGGTATCGTATGCCGGCCTGCACTGACCCTGGTCCCTTGATGCACGGGATGATATTCCAGCCTCTTTCCTGCATGTCCGCTATGTCTTTAGGGCTGGCGCAGTCGGCGTAGATCGGCGCGGATCGACTTATATCAAGCTCGTCCATGCGGTCAGATAGCTGCTGGTTACTCCATCCACGCTCGTATACCTTCTCGTCCAACCAACTTTCGTCGTTATGCGCCTCCACCTCTATCAGGGCGACCGGATCGTTAAAGCCCCAATCCAGCCCATAGAACTTGGAATACAACCCGGGCATCTCAGTAACTGGCGTCCATCCCTTATAGATCCGTCCGCGGACGCCCTCGCTGATCAGGCCCATAACGACAGTGTATAGATACTCGCCGGTATATGCCAGGAGGTTGGCGATGAACGATGCGTTTAGGTTCTTGATATTGTCTTTGAACGTGGAGAATATTGATAACAGGGATGGGTCCGCCTTAGGCTCTGCACGATAATAGCTGCTGCCTTCTTCATCGACGATATCTGTGTCTACTAGATTATACCAGCGCTTCCAGATCCAATGCCGTTTTGATGGCGGGTTGAAAATCTGGATAATCTGGATCTGGCCTTTGACGGTCCGCAGAGAGTCGTCGAGCTGCTTGAAGTCGTCCTCGCTGATCTCCTCGGCCTCTTCGATAAGGACGTGCGTGGCCCCGGCGATTGACTTGAGCTTGGCCGTCTGCTTACCGCTGGACTTTTTGAAGCCCTTCGCCAGGAGAACATTGCCAGTCGGCACATGAACCGCGGACATCTTCGTCTCGTTAAGCTCAAACTGGTCATCGATGCCAGCCTCCTCGATCCGGTCTTTGAAGTCACGCCAAAGGCTTTCCCGGATGTCTCCCAGGATCTCGCGCATGATATAGCCACGGAAGTACTGCGGTTGGGTGATCAGGTGGAGATAGTATTGGGTCGCGGTGAAAGATCCTCCACGGCCCCGGCCGCCCCATAGGTGTATGTACCTGGCCTTGGTTGTGAAGAGCGGTCGGTAGATCTTGCTAAACTCCAGGCTCAGCATAATCTCTGAATACGATTTCCTTGACGGATTCAATCTTTTCGCCGGCGCTTGTTACGTCAACGCTGTCCTGGGGCTTACCGTAGATATAGGCCATTAGAAGCTGCTGGTGGTTGAAGCTTCCGCCTTTCGCTTGTTCGAATATTTTTTTTATCAGATCTCTTTTGCCAACTTCGCCGATCACATCTTCGATCAGCATGGGAAGACCCATGACCTCCGCTCGTGATGCTCGGCCTGCTCCTTCTCTTCTTCCGCCGTGTCCGTTAGCCATACTTGAAAAACTTGAAAAAACTTGATTAAAAATGAAAATTCAAGTTACATGTTTGCGGGCACAAAAACTAATTAGTCAGCTTCAAAATCTCAAGTTCGTAGGTTGGGCTTTTCAGGTAATTCCGTGTCGAACTTCTCTTCCATAATTACAGTTCAAAAACCGGGCCGCCATACGACGACCCGGCACCCCTTACTACCTACGCTATGAACGTGGTTTGTACCGAGCGAGGTCATGACTCCCCTGTGAAAAGCTAATGAGGCAATCCACATGCTCATTACAGCCCGGCATTTTAAATGCCGGTTCTTACCCTCCCGGCTTGGGGCTTCTTTCTGGGCTTTCTGCTCACCCGCTGGGCACATCTCTTCGACCCTCCAATACGCTTTCGTCCAGCATTTTCTCTCGGAGGCATCCCGTGGGTGCGATCCCCACGGCTATGCAAAGGCGCCCGGTTTCCCTGCGCTCACGATGCATAGAGCATTATTTCAAAGAAAAAGAGAGGGCGGTGACTTATCTGAGCTTCGATCACCTCGTCCACGTTACAGGTCAAAGGCTCCCCTCTCTGTATTGTGGCTTCCGCTTGCCCTCTTTTTACCCGATTTCTACGGGCGTACCCCCAGATCCCTGGAGCGGGGTGGATTACGTATTCCATCTACCGGCGAGAGTCTCGCCCGCTTTGACTAGTCCATTTATGTCTAGTCCTTTTAGTTACCCATACCCCATTTCTGGGATAAAATCCGGTGCTCGCTTACGGGTTTAGCGCTTTTTACAGTCCGGCTTTGCGTCGTTGTGGGATGCCACGATTCGAACATGGGCCTTTTTGGGTATGAGCCAAAACGCTCACCTGTGAGCTTCAATCCCAAAATTTGCGGCTCTTTCCACAATTATCGGGGATCGGCAACCCCGGACTTGTTATGAATACCAGACCTGACCTATGCCGGCCGTCTGCCGGGTGAGCCGATTTTGAATGTAGGGGGAGCCCGTTTCGATCGGACGCTATTACTATGTCAGATATACACGCCAGATCCACGCGCTTAAATCCTCAGTAATGTGCTCCCATTACACTATCCCCCTTCAATATTTCGCGCAGTATCGGCGGGCAGGGGTCGAACCTGCAAGATGCCGGTCGTGGAGCCGAAGCCGGGCAGTGCTATTTTACGCTTTACCCTTTTATCCACTTGCCAGTGCGTATACCAGTTTCGCCACCGCCTCTACCGCGCTCAGCCGCCGTGCCGCTCTATTAAAGCGAGGCGGCAATGTTTTTTATTCAATAACGACCAGTCGGCCGTACCGTTTTTCGCTCTTATATATATCAGGATGCTGCGCCAGGCGCTTATAAGCCGCTGCAAGCTTTATCCCCTCTTTTTTAGCCCATTCCTGGACAGTCAACGCTTTTCCCCGTTTCATTACCCAAAGGTATAATCATTTCTACCATAAAGTCAATAGCAAACCGAAAATAAAAGTAGAAAGTTTTTTACTAAATTACTTGACTCGGTAGAATGTTTTCTACTATCTTTGAACTATCAAAACAACAAAACGACCCTGATTTTCTCCATGGGGATCATCACGGGCATTTTCGGAACGATATTCATCGCAACTTTAATATAACAACAATGAAAACGACAACATACAGAGGGTGGAAGATCGAGCCCGACACCGAGCCATGGGTACTGAAGTACTACGGCAAGAACGCCGTTAGATTATACTTCAGTGACGAGCCTGACGAAAATACCAGGTGGGCCGCATCCATACAGGAGGCAAAAGACAGCATCGACGATATCATCATTCGAATGCTGGAAGTCGAACTGGGTAACGAGGCTAAGAAAATCGAAGCGCTAACCGACCATCTCAAGCTCGCCCGCCAGTGCATCGAGGCGTGCAGAAATGAATTCAATTACCAGCTATCAAAGGCGTTGGTCCCATCGACTCATGCCGTGGCGACTGGATATCTGACCCTCTGTGAACGCGCCCTCTCTCACCTCCCTGTTTTCGACCCCGCTCCGGACGCGGCGGCAGCTAACGAAGTGATTCGCGCCTCTTACGAGGCGATGAAGGCGTATCTTTCGATTATAAACCCATCAGAGAAAGAGATATGAAACATCGCCCGGTGAAGATTTGGCAGGACTGCCCTGAGTGCGGTGGAACTGGATTTGAATACTTTGGATATAGTGAATATGCCATAGTAGAGGAATGCAAGGTTTGCCACGGATCTGGCCGCGTTGAGGCCGACGCCCCGGAGCCGGAATTTAACAAATACGAAAACGATTAAACAAAAAATAGAATGAAAAAAGTAGCACACACCCCACCTCCTATCACAATCGCGGATACGGGATCAGAGCACAACCTGATTCAAGAAAGGACAGATGTCCGCACCAAACATATTGTCGAGTGATGCAATGGGCAACGAGCAGGCGCTCGCCAACGCGGAATTCGCCCGGGAGGCCTACAACCACCACGACGAGCTACTCACGCGGCTGTACAACCTGGTAAATGAGGCCAAGACAGTAATGCTTGATCTAGGCACTTTCGTAGCAACAGACGATGTGCCTACTTCAGTCCTTAACCAGCGCGTTAAAGAGGCTGAAGCCACCCTCTCCAAGCTGATCGACGAACGTACTAAATAACAAAAAAAATAAAATGAAAGAACTCCTTATTATCTTGGCTAAGGCCATGCCTGAAGAAATGATTATCGAAAAGATAATCGAGCACGCTGTGAAATATAAAGACGGCGACAAAGAACAAAGGCATCATCTTGAAGTCGCCTGTCAGCTACTCCTCACGAAGAGTACATTCGAAGGGAAGGAAGCGATGGACGCAATCGCTGACATCCAACGCATCGAAGATTTAGCCAAACTTGCAGACCTAAAAAAACAATAACAATGAAACGCTACACCTACCGAAAAGAGAAGCCCCGAGAAGGACTGTTCCGCACATGGGAGTACGACTATCAGCACATCGAGGCGGAGAGATTCGACGACCTTTCCGCAAAGAGCGAGTGCGGATTCGACCATCTTGATATGGTCTGCAACGGGTACGAACTATTCAGCGTAACAAAATTAGTATGCCATACTATACAGTAAAGTATCGCGCCGCCACATATTCCGGTAAAAGACGCGTCCAGGCAGATGACGAAGATCATGCCATCGCAAAAGTTAAGAAAGAAATACGTAGTCAAATGTCATTGCCTATCGCTCTCTTCGTCGGCATTGAGATCGGCTACGAACTCGGGAGATGCAAGCCTAAGCGGATCGAGAACACGCACACGATCGCCAGGCCTCAAATCAGAACGACATAACCTGTCAGTTTATTCAAAGTATCTTAGTAAAAAAAACAATATGAGCGAACAAACACAACAACTCACTACGAAGAACCTATTTGCAAAGGATGAGGTCCGCGCAAAGTTCCAGGAGATGCTCGGCAAGCGGGCCACGTCTTTCATCACCTCAGTGCTACAGATCGTGGCTTCCAATAAGCTCTTGTCGGACGCTGATCCACATAGCGTGTACCATGCCGCTGCTGCTGCTGCCACCCTAGACCTGCCGCTGAACAATAACCTGGCCTTCGCCCATATCGTGCCTTATAACGAATCATACAAAGACAAGCTCGGGCAGTGGCAGAAACGCCAGGTGGCGCAGTTTCAAATGGGCTGGAGGGGATTCGTTCAGCTCGCACAGCGGAGCGGAACCTACAAGACCATCAACGCCACGGACGTCCGTGAAGGCGAACTGATCGGGCACAACCTGCTGACCGGTGAAATTATCTTTGCCTGGGAGAAAGACCGCGCCAAGCGTAAGACACTGCCAATTATCGGATATGTGTCCTACTTCGAGCTGCTGAACGGATTCTCGAAGTCGTTCTACATGGACGTTGATGACCTGACCGCGCACGCCAAGCGCTATAGCAAGACCTTTCAGAACAACAAAGGCAAGTGGGTCGACGACTTTCATAGCATGTGCATGAAGACGGTGATCAAGCTTAATATATCGAAGTTCGGTCCGCTATCGGTAGACATGCAGCGAGCTGTCACATTCGACCAGGCCGTCATCAAGGACGCCGAAACGATGGATGTGACGTATGCAGACGGCACTAGTGAGTTGTCGGAGTCTGCCGACGAACCCATCACACTAGAAGAGCTGGTCGCCATGCATGCTAAGCATCAACCCGTTCTCGGTGCCCAGATGGACGAGAATGCGAAGCGCATTATCAAAAACAAAGAGGTCGACAACTACGCGAAGATCGCGGCAGAGATTCAACAGGCCGCCGATGAGGCCGCAAAACAGCAATAGCCATGCAAGACGACACCAGAACAGCAACGTTTTCCAGCTCCCAGATTTACCGGTTGATGACCAATGGCAAGGCCGCCGGTAGCTTGGGCGTGCCTGCGCTGAAGTACATCAAGCAGGTGCAGTATGAGATCAAGCTAGGCAGGAGTATTCAGAAAGAGGTTGAGGCCAAGCCACTGAGTTGGGGCAACTTCAACGAGCCCAGAGTCTTCCGGAAGCTCGGCAGCGAATACCAATATGTCGCTAGGCAGGGCCGATTATTCCACCCTGAGATAAAGCACTTCAGCGGCATACCAGACTTCCTGAAAGGTTACGACACGGTATCTGATTGCAAGTGCCTATTCAATATGGAGAAGTTCTGCGATAAGATGGAGGCGATTAAAACCTACCAGACTTTCAAGGATGAGTTCCCGGAGGACTTCTGGCAGCTCGTGAGCAATCTTATCCTGCTTCGCGCTAACGGCCTACAGATCGATTATATCGAGTCCATCAGCTACGTGCCGTTTGAGTCTGAGCTTGAAGAAATTCGCGCCGATGCTGCCTTAACTTTCGACGACTCGATGAAGTGGCTATCTTGGACTACAGACGCCGGGTTGCCGTGGCTAAAAAATGGAATGACCTACCAGAACATCACTGCTGCCAGGTGGCGCGTGGATGAGAAAGATGTGGAAGAGTGTATCGAACGTGTTAAACTATGCGTATCAAAGCTATGACCAAACAATCCATCCCCGCGCGTCGTCTCTACGAGTTCCTGGCGCTGTCGATCTACAGCGGCGGAGCACAATTCTACGTCTACAAGGACGGCGGCGCTGTTATCCACGGGAACATATTCGGCCTGTACTACGGGCGGAGATTCAAATTCAACTATAACAAAAACTTAAACTGAGATGAGCGAAACGAGAGAAATAAGGTTCCGCATAGTTCGTGGAGATAAGGTCATAGGTTACGAGAGACTTACGGATAAAGGCTGGGAGTGGATGTGCCCATATTTAAACCCAGATTTGGGTGAACGCTGGACGCCAGGTGTAATGCAGCTAACGTATCGCTCTGAAGATTATAAAAGAGATCAGTATACCGGGTATAAAGACAGAGACAATATTGAAATCTATGAACGAGACGTCATACAGTACGACTACGAGTACGATTCAGACTATGACGGCGACATGCCTATAGTGAGGCGTTCGTCGGGCAAATCCACGATAAAAGACATTAACGACACCTATTTGATTCGCAAGGCTGCCGAGGAATCAAAAGGATGTTGGGTAGTAGGTAATGCGCACCAAAACCCAGAACTACTATGAACTACCTACTCTATTCCCTCGCGCTTCCGAAGCGCGTCGACCCGCTTAAGAAAGTTATGATCGTGATGCTCGCGACGTTCTTTGCGTGCGCAGTGTTCACAATGGCGCTCGCTTATTTCGTTCACATAATGATACGGAAATGAGAGACAACGGATACAAACAGTGCGACCATTGCTGGGCCGAAATGGAGGGCAAGGCCGGAGATTACTGCTCGGAGGAATGCCGGAAAGCACATGAGCGTGAACTAGGAATTGACTACGGCGAAGATGACTACGATGAAGGAGATCCATCTAAAGACGAACGGAAATGAAACGATACCAGTGTGTGAAGGCTATGCCGCCGAGATTCAAAATTGGATCGATATATGCCGCCATTGAGATTATGAAAGGCGGTACTGTTCAATTCCCAGGAGCATGCTATGTTTCTCCTGATGACATGCAAAAACACTTCCGAGAGCTGGAGCCGGTGGAGGAGTTGCCCATCCCGAACGCATACCACGACCAGGAAGCCGAAGAATACCTACTACTCCAGCCGGACACGGGCACGCTGAGAGGCTGCGCCTGGGGATGCGCGATACTCTTCGCCCTGTTCGCGGCGGGAATGTACATAATCGCATTAATCGAAAGGCCATAATGGAAAAATACATTCAATACTTCGGCCAGCAAGCCAAGGTGTCTTGCGACGAACAATGCAATAAGGCATGGGGCAATAACACACGACCCAGGGTGTCATTGTCAGACGACGAAGATGATTACGCATACCTGGCGGATCATGAGCTCGATGATGCACCGGCAGATCCTGGCACATACGAAGGTGGCCATGCCAAACCAATAGACCCCATTGAGAAGGGCAATAAATGGTGCGTCCGTGAATGTGAGCGATGCGCAATGTCTAAGCCCGGAGAGTGGAATAAGCCGCTGTCCATCCCTGATTTTTCAAAACGAGTTTATAACATACCGCGATGATCATCGACGACATCCACGCCGCAGCCATGAGCGCCACGCGCATAGACTGCCGGCAGGCAATATACGACCGCTTTAAGGTCCGCCGGGAGATCACCGACATGTACCGCGAGAAGTACCGCACGACGATCTGGAGCACGGTCCAAGCGGCCGTAATGGCCCACGCCCGGCGGCTGATGTACGATAGCGATCTCCGGGTTAACGAGGTCGCCGACCTGCTCGGGTACTCGAACATTCACACATTCTCGGAGGCGTACAAGAATTACTATGGCGAATCGCCGCTACAGGCGAGGAAAAGGCATATTTCAAATATTTCCGCCTCACCCCTTGCCAAATCGCCGGGGAATGTTTAGGTTGCTTGCGTAGTTGAGGCGCACCACGTATATTTACGTGCTCAATCAAGATATTAAAAACCCGTCGGGGAGAGGCAGTGCGCGCCAATTCTCGACGGGTTTTGCTTTTTATGCCTTCCGCGTACAAGGGCTGCCCATTCCGGGCCCGCAGAGCTGAGCCAAAGGCCCTTTGATATGTAAGTCCCTCAGCACCAAGGTTAGCCCCGCTGAGACGTCGACTATATCACGCACACACCTGTTAAATGCCGCCGAAGGTGGGTAACCTGTAGCGCGGCCTTTAAAGCCGCCACCTGGGCGTCAGCCAAAACTCAAGTAAGGAACTCAAGCAATGCAAAATTTATGGCCAGAGATAGGTTAGTCTCTTTAGGGGGAGGGGCTAACCTGTTTTCTACTGACCAGCCTAAGGTCAGAATCTAAGGCCTGCAATTAATTGTTCTATATTATTAGCATGTAACATTATTAATATTCTATATTTGTTCTATGATTAAAGTTGATAAGGGAATTGAGATGCCGAACACAAAAGGCAGAAAGATGAAGTATCCTTTCGACACTATGCAGGTTGGGGATAGCTTCGCTTATCCAGATGGATTAACAAAGCATGGTGTTCTCGGAGCCGCAAAATCCTGGGCGAAAAGAAACAAAAAAAAGCACCAATTCGCAGTTCGAACCGTAAACGGAAAATTCAGATTATGGCGGACAAAGTGAACTCTATATATAAGGAGGCCGTCAGCACCTGGTTTCACTTCTACCGATACCACACCGGGGAAGAATACGTGTTCGATGGTAAAGATGGGGCTCATCTTAAGCAGTTATTGAAGAAGATCGAGACAAAGCTTAAACAAAAAGGTTTCGAGGTAAACGAGGAAACTGTGATTGCTACGCTTAAGGGTCTGCTGAATTCACTTAAGAATGATCGGTGGATTATGGACCACCTTGAAATAAGTATTATAAACAGCAAATTTAACGCATTGTACCATGCAGCAGTCAAATCTAATCCATTTACCGCAGGGAGCCGGATTGACGACATTGTCGAAAAACGTAATCGCGAAAGAACAGGATAGGGTAGAGGTTATAAAGGTTTACGCCAGGCTGATCCACAAGCTTGGGAAGCTTTATATGATACCCGGCTGGTCTGAAGATCAAGCCGTATTGCTGGCTGAATGGACTCTTGATAACTATGGATGCGAAGATCCCGAGCTGGTTATAAAGTGCCTTTCGAATCCTCCTTCGCCGATCAAGGAGGGGGACAAGAATTGGCGTATTACTCCGGATAATATACGCGAGTGGATGACTCCTGTATTAGAGGATGCTGCCGAAAGTCGTGAAAAAGAGTACGACAGGATAAAGAAAATCGAAAATGATTCATGGGTAGAGCCAGTCAAAGACGTGAACTACGCCGAATACCTTAAGCGAGTCGAGGACGGCACACATCTTCGCGAGGTTAAGTCCGACCCATGGCTGAAAGGTGACGACGCCTACAGCAGATTCAAGGCCCAACGCGCACTAAACAACCCACCGCAGGATCAAAAAGCAGAAGGAAATGAGCCACTACATTAAACACATCGCCGGTGATTTCGACACCGAAACAAATATGCAAATCTGCACTTTTTGTGGTGCTAAAATCTATGATGCAAATAACTTTTTCATGATCAGTGGCGATGATCCTCCGAAAGGTTACTCGCCCGGACCTGTCTATCTGGATGACAGGAGCAGCACAAAACACATTGACTACAAACCCCGCCGAAAGATGGAGACACTGAATGACGATCCGTTCGAATACAAGCCGATCACGATTGAGGACATAAAAAAAGTGTCTGATCATATGCGAAGATTTGCAGGTCCTCCGATTGAGCCTATCTACCTAACGAAAGAGGAGTGGGAGGCGATCTGCATCCAAATTAAACCGATGCAAATGACTGATCCAATCGCATTTCACGGTCACCCTGTTCGAATCGTATCCGCTGAACAGAAAGAGGCGCAAATGATATTGAAGGAACTTAAAAGAATGTCTGAAGATGGAATGGATTAACGTGAACGATAGACTGCCGGATGACAACAAATCGGCTCTATGCACCGATGGGAAATCGATATTCATCGCCCTGTTTACCCGCGGCTGGGAAATCGAAGTTGAAGACGATGATCCGATGCCCGGGCAATACGATGAAGATAGGGTCGATGAAATACTATACCTGAAAACAGGATGGTACGAAGAGGAGGAGCAAAGTTGCGCTACCTACGACTACAACTATTTCAAACGCACCGTAACCCACTGGCAACCCATACCCGAAAGACCATGACTATGACGCTGAAAAAAGGTAAGTTTTACGATGATTCCGGCAACGTGGTGCCGCTGGAGTTTGGGAACAAGGAGCAGATTGCTGTGCTATCACGGGCTGAAAAGATGTCTATCGAAGGTGAGGAGGCGGAGGATTACCCAATATTTAACTTCTTCGGCTCTGTCGTAGGAATGAGCTGGCGATGGGACTGTCTCTGTGGGCGGTGGATGAACGCGAAAGACAAAGGCGATATGAACGGCAGAAAGTACAAGTGCCCTAATTGCAAAGCTCGTTACATTCTCGTAGCCGATGAAGATTGGGGTGGGTATCTTGTAAAACTCAGAAAATGAATATGAACGACACACAACAACTACACCGCCCGACGATCGACGATCAGATAGCGTCGATTCGCCGCAAGATCGTGAAGCTTACTAACGCGCTTGGAGCACTCACCCGCGCCCGCCTCGCGAAAGACGACTTCACAATCAAAGACCTGGAGCGAAGCCAGGAACTCAACGACGAACTTTTGAAAACCAAAATAACGGAGGCGAACCTGGTTCATTTGCGCAATATGTTATGACCGACACACAACTACTCGACTTGGTGTATAAGATGCGCCAGGCTCAAAAGGCCTACGAAAAGAATAACCTGAACCGAGATCGGGCCGAAGCTCGTAGACTCGAAAAGGAGGTTGATCACGAGCTATCGAAACGATCGACCAGTATAACGTACACACCACCATTGAAAACCGGTAACCTGTTTGGAAGATGAAGATACTCCCTATCCTATACTCCGAGCCGATGGTGGTCGCCAAGCTCGAACATCGAAAGACGAATACCCGTAGGACAAGCAAGCTCGATAAGATCAATAAGGCGCCCGACGACTGGCGGCTTTTTGGTAACGAGAACTCCGCGTACCGGTGGGATTTTAAAGGCAACTTCATAGTCGCCTTTAAAAACATCCGCACTGACGTAGTGCTGGAGGTCAAGTCGCCATACGGCGGGACTGGGGACATCCTCTACGTCCGGGAGACATGGGACTATGCGGAGGATGAACTGGGCAGGCATGATAAAAAAACTAAAGGCGATTGCTTTGGAAAATTTCTGTACAAAGCGAACGGCGACGGTAATCATGGGCGATGGCGCCCATCTATTCATATGCCCAAAGAGGCTGCCCGGATCTGGGACCGGGTAGTAGATGTACGGGTGGAACGGTTGCAGGATATATCGGAGGAGGATGCTATAGCAGAAGGCGCCCAACATTTCCCCCACATTCCAGTAGGTCCTATTACATCTAGCATGAGTGCACGCCCGGAAAGATGGTCGATGGAGTCGTCTAAAGACACAGACTCATGCGTCTCATCTGCCCGATGGGCGTTCGCAGGCTACATCGATAAGATCAGCCCTGCGATGAATGGCAACAGAATATGGGCGGCTAATCCATGGGTCTGGGTCGTGAAAACAGAAACACTTTCAACAACTGGTAAACCTCAAAACTTAGCTTCTCCCCGATAAAGCCAGCGTTTTAGATGGGGGCATTTTTTTCGCTGAAGTCCCAAGGGGAGAAGTTTTAAACAAAAACGAATATGAACGAAGTAAAGAAACTGTGGTACACTTCCGAAGGCGAGCTACGGCTGCTGAAGGAGTGGTCCGAACGTCCTGTATTCACATCGGACTTTATTAAATACTGTGTCAATGATGACTGCGCTTATTCAGAAAGAGATGCTATCGATCTATACGATCGACATATAGCCCGCATCAAGTCCGAGAGCCTGCCGGTGGTGAACGCTGTCGATGTCGCCTTCTCCTTGGGCCATACCGGAAAGGTTATTAAAGACAAATACTTTGACCTTCCAGGCGCTACCTGGGAGGAGCGTTATCAGCGTGATTTTTCAAGCACGTATAAGGATGTTAGGTTCGAATCAGTGACTAAAGAGCAATACGAATCTAACGAGAAACACGGACTTAAGGCATACGCTCAGCGCACGGTCGCCTTCATCCACCTTCCTAAAACCTCCGACGATCCGGTAGAGCGCGGCGCTGGGGACGACTACCAGGTTATCGATACGTCCGATCGATATATTCCTCAGCAAACTAGCGATGGACAAGAGATGCGCAATAAGATAAGGTCATTAAACGCCGAGCTAGCAGCCGCACACAAGCGCATTGAGAAGCTGGAGGCTTGGAAGGAAAGCGAAATGTCAATCTGGAATCCCGTGTTGAACTATGTTCAGGACAATGCAGATGGACTTGGTATTCAGCCAGGCGCACAGATTTCAAAGTACATCCTGCGCTTACTGCAAGAGACTGTATTGAGAAGGAAAGGAGAATAAACTTAAAACTGATATATGAAATACAGAAAGAAACCCGTAGTTATTGAGGCTTTTATCTTCAATCCTGATGCTGAAATGTGGCCTGATTGGTTGGATACTTATCCACCTGTGCGTTCGACAAGCTACTCAGAAGTGAATAAACTTATCGGTACCACCGGGTGTTCAAAAGAACCTCCCTACTGGAACTGGGACCGTATTGGGGTTATAGAAACCCTTGAAGGACCACACCTTGTATGCCCGGGTGACTATGTCATCAAAGGCGTGAAGGGGGAATACTATTCCTGCAAACCGGATATTTTTCAAATGACTTACGAGTCTGCCGAATGACCATCCCCAAAATACAGATGACCACCAAACTCCTCCTCGCGGCGCTGGGCGTGGCCTTTGGCGCGGCTGTGATCGGATATATCTATCTCCTGTTTCTATGGGGCGGACGAATCGATCCACCAAAGCACAAGAAGGAAGGTGCTGGTGATCCACGGAGGCCGTAATTACGGAGACCGTACCGGATACACGATAATTACCTTTCAGCAGTTCTTAAAAAATGAATATGAAAAACATCCTTAAATATACGATACCCGCTTTCGCGCTGTTTGTCATCGTGATGAGCGTCCGAAACTGTCACAGCCTGAATGAGCTTTACAACACCTATGACGTGCGCGACAGTCTACAGATGAAAATAATCCGCGTTGGCGACTCGATGCGCCTTGTGGATTACCAGATCTACCAGCGTGATAGCACGGCCATGCAGGCCCGTATCGACAGCCTGGCGGCCGTTTCCCAGGCTCAGGCGGCAGTTGTTAAGCGTTACTTAAGAACTGCCCTTGCCGACCGGGCGAAGGCTGTACAGGTCGATACAGCGGGGCGCAGGCTGCTGGCCGACTACGACTCAGCCGTGGCGTCCCGCGACACACGGATAGGCACCCAGGCAGCCCGGATCACGGCCCTAGAACGAGCCCGCCGAGCCGATGCCGACTACCACGCCGGGGAGGTCATGGCGCTTGAGGCGCAAGTTAACACGATAGGCGCATTCTGGCGCGAGGCTGCCGCTGAGCGAGATCAGGCGCAGGTCAAGTTACAGCGCGAGAAACGTAAGCGCTTCGGGGTTGGCGTTCACGCTGGATACGGCGCAACACAAAACGGGCTCACCCCGGTGATCTCAGTGGGAATAAACTACAACATTTTTAAATTCTGAAATATGACCAGGAAACAAGCCATTGAATCGGCTAAAAAAGAAATCAGGCCAAATCTTAGGTATCGTCCGGCGGCCTGGATAGTTAAAGATTTAAAGACGGGTACAGTACAAGTGCAGGCTTATATGGCGAATCAGCCACACACCCCAATCATCACTAAAGAATATACAACATGAGCGAGGAAACGAGAAAGCAGATTGAACGGGACGCTATAAAGCATTGCTCTGAACACTATGGCATTCTTGAGTCAGAGTTTGATATTGATGATCATCTATATCACATATATTGTGATGCCGCCGCTGCTCAGGACGCAGTCGCAGAAAATCGCGGGTATAACCAGGCGATTGATGATGTTTTGAAAATCATCGAATCCACCAACCTCCTGACTTGGACAGATCCTGCCGGTGAATTCCGTAGCGGCCGGGAAGAGCTAAAACAACGGATAGAAAAACTGAAACATGAAAGAGCTTAAAAATTACATACACCTGTACATAGGGAGCAAGGTGCAATGGGTTCGATCTGACGGGCAGATTGTAATTCAAGAACTGACTTTGTCTGACGCCTCATGGCTCAGTCACCGCGCTGACGTAAAACTCGTTCTACGGCCGCTGGAGTCGATGACGGATGGTGAGGCTGAGGAATATGCGCAACTTGGCGATGGAGATTTTAATACAGGTAGAAAAGGACATTATGCCGTTGATATGATGCAGGCCGATATGGTGCACTGGGCGCTTAAAAAAGGATTCGACTTGTTCGATCTCCACGCCGCCGGTCTCGCTGTCTACGAAAACGAAATGAAGTAAAAAAAGATCAAGCCATGAACGAAGACGACCCGATCGACTGGAACATGGTGTTCCATGAAAAAAAGCGTAGCTACAGTTACGATCTATTCTGCTCGATCTTCTGCCTTACCCTGGGCAGCTTCTGCGGCGGTGTCGCCTGGGCTGGACCGTGGTACTTTATCCTGCCCACAATATTCGGCGCGTGGGCGGGAGGGACGATACTTTACAAGATTATAAAACGGAAGTGATGGCAAACTACAAGACAAAATCGAAGTCGAAGACCTTTCAGAAATGCACCGACGAAATCCACCAGATTATTAAGTACATCGAGCAGCACGTCGAGGTGCACGACGCGACACTCGGTGATGTGTTGATCGACACAATCCAGCCAGACTTCTTTTACCCGCTTTCGCATAAGTACGTCATAACCGTAACCAGGATCGAGGAATGAATGATAAAACAGAAACACTTGGTAGTGCTATCGATAGAGTTGATAGCTTAGCCTTTGGACTACAGATTCCGCTACCCGCAGAGATGCATGTGGAGCAGTTGAAAAAACTGCTCCCTGAAATAGTGGAGGAGTTGAAGAAAGGATTTGTGAAAGTTACTGGAGAAAATCCTTGGAGCGATGAATGATAATAAATCGAAGAAGAAGTACACCTCTGATGAGGCTATTTGAAATGGCGACTAACGCCGTTAGAAGTATGGGGCTTTCTGAGTTTTATGAAAAGCAAATAGCGGCTGCCGAAAAACGGGGGTATCAAAAAGCCATTGAAGATATGCAGGCGAAGCTCAATAAGATGTTCCTATGACCGACCACCAGTTCAGCCTATTCGGCTTCCAGGCCCCGCGCCGGAAGGTGCCGATCTCCGCCGAGCGGATCAAGGAGGCAAAACGGCTCATCGCCGCAGGGAAAGGCAAAGACGCCGCCGAGGTGCTGCGGTCGATTAACGATAAACTGGAGGCTTTTGAAAAACTTATACACAAAAAACAATGACAATAGAAGATGCACTAAACACGTTGATCCTAGGGAAAGACGTAGACACCAACAAAATCAGCGATGGTTACCATACCTTCGGAGAACTATATGAGCACAGAATCCTACTGTGGATCACTCTGTGTCGACTGTACAGTACTCTTAAAGGACAAGGTGCTACCGTATGGCGTAGTAAGGCGCATTCCGATGGGACCTCAATCGACGGGTGGTTTCTTCTCGGGGTTAACCAGACAAAGGGTATTCAAATAACATATCACTTACCCGAAAGCAAGTGGAACGAATGCCACTTTGCTGAGAAACTCGACAAGGCGCCTGATTGGGATGGCCATACATCTGCCGATGTAATCGATAGATTAAAGATGCTATAAACGCTTAGCGGTGAAGATCAGCAGGCACGATAATTTAGCGCACAACCCCGTTAACCGGTGCGCCCCGTAGCTGCGCCACGCGAATGAAGAACGCGAAGAGCCCGAGAAATCGGGCTTTTTTTATTGTAACTTAATGAACCCGATCACCTGCAGGCCATTCTCTACCTGCTTAACAAATCGGTGTTTTTCTTGGACAGAATCGCCCTCACGGCTGCCGTCGGAATTGGTGTTACCCTCGATGGAATAGAATTCAGTGTCGCTAATGACTTTCGAAACAACGCCGGCGTGCCCCTGCCATTGCGCATTACCATCCTGCATGCGCTGCCAGTATACGAATGCCCCTACCTCCGGCTTCATGGTGGACTTATAGCCTGCCCTCACCAGGTTTCTATAGGTGGCCGTGGCTGATGCTACAAAGAGGCCCTTGATCTTCTCCTTGAGCTCAGGGAAGGCCGCCCATGCCCATGTCTCCTGTATCGACGCACACCACGCCCAGCCAGCCTGCCAGCCGACGGAAAGCATGCGTTTCTCGAGGTCCGCGTCCTGGAAGCCGCTATTACCAGGCTTCTCCTTCTTGCCGATATCCCGACGGGCGATGTCCACAATATTGCTCATTTCTTATAATTTATGGTGAATACTTTCTGTTTCAGATCGCCAATGGCGTGATCGTGATCTATAAGCTTCTGGTCATGCAGCTTGATCATGATCTTAAACTCCTGAATCGTCTCCTGGGAGCTGGCGATATACGTGTCTATCTTGCCGATGTAGCGGACAACTACCCAGATTAGAGCACTCACCAGCAAAAGACACAGTGCGTAAAAAAACCATGGATCAGGAGCTTGTCCCATATTCTTTATGTGTAAGATATACCACAGCCAAAAACTTAAAGTAATTGTATTCGATGCTAAGGCCACGTATCGAAAACAATGTGTGGTTATAGTGCAGCGCATAATCCACTGCGTCTATAATCTCAAGCCACATCAACCATTCCCAATACCGACGGCCAGTATGCAAGTATATGGCGTGAAAGACCATGATCAAAAAAACGTGCTGACAATATCCATACACGTAATTTTGTAGAGTCATTTTCCCATCCCATCCATCATAGCCGTCGAAGAATGGAAAGAAGTCGTATCGACTTTCAAATCTTGGCGATAAGTCGAACAATACGTCGATGACGTACGCCCCACAGATTAGCCAAAATATCCTGTTCTTCATATATGATTCCAAGACCTTCGAGCCCTGATGTCTTTCACTATATGAATGGACACCCCAAACTTATCCATAATCTCTTTTCGGCTGCTCGATTTCATGGATCGTATCTGCCTGACTATGTCTTCGGTTATCGTGGCGCTGTGATGCGCAGATCCCTTTTTGTGAACAATCAGCCCAGTTCTGAGTGCATGACGAACATTGTGACCATTGTCACACCACTCCAGATTTTCCAAGCGGTTATCCGTCTTGATTCCGTTCTTATGATTGACTTGAGGGAGCCCCATTGGATTTTCAAGAAAAGCTGATGCAACGAGCCTATGCACCTGGTAATTTTTTTCTCTATAATCCTTACTAAAGCGAACCATCACATACCCCTTGTAATGAGCTCTATAACAAAGCTCATTATCAAAGATGTTTTTCACACGTCCGGTATTGGATACTAAATACCGGCTGTTCTCTGGGCAAGTCTTCCATATTTCTTCCATGCTTTAAATCTACGTTTTAGACAGGTTTAAAGCAAGTCCTCCTACTATTCCCCGCCCGGTGGCGGGTTAGGGTCTTTCGGCTTTCCAGTCTGCGAAATATTAATCGTGCAGTTATTAGCGGTGATGTTCACCACGTAATTAACCGCATACTCTTCATCTTCTTCAATCTCGTTTGCCATATTCTCCCTTCATTTTTTCAGCTTCTTCCTGTAGCTCTCTCGCCTTCTTCAGACGCTTGCCAAGCGCAACGGCTATGCAGAATAGGCCGTAGGCTGCAAGTGTACACAAGGCGAATATAGCTACCATCATTGTTGTTTTTCTGCCGTATCAGGAACCTCTTTATCGCTCGTAAATCTACGAATACCAAGGAGTGTTGCCCCCAGTCCTGAGAATGTGAATCCCCATGACATAGTTTCTCCGTGCTGCAATATCCCGCCTTTGATGCCCATGAAGCACCCGGTAAGTATTAGGAGATGCCCAGCAACAAGACTCGCGGACGTCTTGCCCTTTGAGTTGCTGTACATCTCCGGAATCGAAAACCTGTGTATGTTCATTACGTTCTTCCGGTTGCGAGTCTAAACACAGGATAAATATTTGGATACATTTTTGCGTAGCCAGCATCATTAGGATGCACTGAGTCTGAAAATTCGCTGTCAAGATGCTTCAATGAGGAGTACATTTTAGAATGAACTAACTTGACGCCTTCTGAAATTAACGTCGGCCATGCAATTGATAAGAGCCATTTATTGTGCGCCCATGCCCTACCGTTACCTACTGGATCTGCGTTCTCCAACTCCTCCATAACTATAATGCGCATATCATTATTAAAATTGTATATGGTTCTTATCAAATCCAAGTAATTGGTTCTCTCTTGTGACATGGCCGAATCACTACTTTCTGAGTTAACGCCAAGCAGAATTATTACAATCTGTGGATTATAAGTACTCAACACAGATGATATGTTAGGCTTACCCTCTATCCCCACGATGTGGTTACCAGATGTCCATCCAGTATTTCCATCATGCTGCGGATCTGTGGCAGTAGATCCATTAGGACCAACGAAGTCTATATTTGTAAAATCACCGCTCGCAATAATAGAGTCGTATAAACCTTGTCGCCACGAGTTTTGATTTGTCCCGCCCACACCTAATGTACGAGAATCACCGACTGGTAGCACCTTAAGCCCTCCGGCCACATCTGGTAATAATGGCGACAGGGGTGCTGTACTGCTAACTGTAGCTCTGTAGTCGTAACGGCTATAGTATGTCAAAGTTTGCAAAGTCTTTGTAACAGTACCATTTAAAGTGCATGACACTCCACCGATAGTGTCAACCCATGATGCACCGGCGTCGATTGATCGCCATGCGTTAGTAGCGCCCGATGAAACAGCATAAGGGTCCAACAAAAGAGCCTGATAGTGTGCCTCTACTTGTATATCATCTAACCCTGTGGCGCTGGCTACACCACATGCTATAATGCCAGACTGAAATGGTGTGCCGCCTGAAAATGATCCTATAGATACGCCGAATGCTGTTGTTGTGTATGATGCAATAGACGTGCTCCCAAATATCTGGACGCCATCTTTATAAAGATAAATTTGACCCGATATGACAACACCATGTATTATGCAAATCTCTCCAACTTCCAAATCAGAAAATCCAATTGAAGGACTATTTATCGCAATCGTACCATTACCTAATGAAAATCGCAATGCGCCAGTGGAGGTATTAAAACTCCATCCCTGAGAACCGGTAATCGACGTAGATTTACCAAAGAGCATCTGGTTCGTAGTGTTAACGTTTGGTGTGAATACAATCCACGCACTAAAGCCAGTTGTGTTTGCGTTAGGTCCTGTGCTATTGGCAGACTGATATCTGTTCGATGCGGTCCAGCCAGTTAATATATTTACATCAACTGTTATAGATGGTGGTGTCGGTGGTATTGGTGGTGTCGGTGGTGTAGAAGTCCTTGCCCCGCGTGATCTTCTGATTATATATGGTGTAGGTGTAGCCATTTGATATTAATTGTTGAGATAAATATTAACGACCTCGTGAGAAACGAGAGACACGCTTATATCGTCGTTCTGTGAGTCAAACACACCGTTGTGGAATAGTGCCTTACCGCAAAGCCATGTTTCGTTTTCATCTACGTTGAGCAATTCCCAGTAATACTCGCCCTCAGTGATCTGCGTCTGATCTGCAGTCAAATCGATTTGTATTTCGTTGCCTGAAAGTGTTATCCCATGTCCTACGGTAAGCGTAATGATATCAAGGCGGTCGCCTGCATTTCGCTTTATTGAAACCGAAAAGTCATCATACACTAAACTGAATGCGAGGCCATCGGATCCATAGACAGGTATTGTTAAATCTCCATTCCTGTTAATTCTGAAGTATAGATCGAGTCTCCTGGATGGATCGAGTGACGCGCTTCTCATTCGTTTGCTATTATAGATTTGTTAACTCGTATAAGCGTGTTCGATTTCCCGTGTACCGATGTGATCGAAAAGCTTATATCTTTGTCGTCACACCGATCATCGTATAACGGATACTTTGTATAGTCTTTAGATTTCTCAAGTTTAATGTATGTGATCATCCTCCCTCTATGCTTTTCGACTTCCGCGAGTATGTTCTTTTCGAGAGATCGCATCTGAATATCAGAAGCTATCGAACTGTTCTCGTCAGAGAAAACTCTTATTCCTGTAGGCGTTGAATCTACATTGGCAAACTTCAGATAATTGAAATACGTTTTCCATGCCAGGAAATCCTTTATGAATCCTTCGTAAAGCGCTGCATTATCTGTAGATAGGCCGCTGGGGTATTGCGTCTCGATCTGATCGTAGAACGTCGATCCTAGTATGTCGGACAAATCTTCCTGTGACATCTTCAAGCACATGCGATATTTTTTGTCGTCTGTGTTTAGCGACAGGAAGCACGCTTCATTGAGATAGGATATAGGGATCAGATCTTTCATATCTCCTCAGGTTTTACGATCCATGCATCAATGTCCGCGTCGGTAAGCCCGTAGCTTTGTAGGATTTGCTTCGCCTGGTCGAACGTTAGCGCCTTGGCGTTTTCAGGATCTGAAAGGCTAAGATTATACCTGGCCACGATCTTTTGAATCTTATTCAAATCCGACATTGACCACGTGCGCATGTTCTCGTTGATTGCCGGCGCTGGCTCTACCGGCTTGGTGGTTCCGTCAGGATTGACCTGAACATCAGGCGCGGCGGCGACTGGCTCCACGAACTTCACGCCAGGGTAATTGTCCTTGATAAATTGCTTACGCGTAGCCGCGTCGAGCGCGTCCCAGATCTTGTCGGGGAGGTCCGCCGGCTCAGACACCGGGTTATAGTTAACGATTCGAACCTTATCAGGGAATGGCGTCTGCATGTTAGGGCGGAGAACCACGTTATAGAAGTTCTCCAGCTCTTTTCGCCACATGGCCGTGTTTGACTGCATCAGCTCGATTGCCTTTTGAATCTCCGAGCCAGTAGAGCCCAATGAAACACCCTCGGATATGTTCGCCAGGATTGAAGGCACACGAGTTGCTATGGTGATGTTCTGCGTGGTCAGGTCTTGCAGAGCAAGAAACAGGTCTGCGTTTGTGGTAGCCGGGAATGCCTGAATATCCGTGGATAAATCCTTGTTTTTTGCCCATTGCACCATAACGGTGCCCATTTTTTTAGACCCAGAGAACGCTGCAGACATCATCTCATTAAACTCTTCGCCTACCTTTTTCGTAGACCTGGTTCTCTTCTGACCGGATGCATCGTTGTACTCCTCTTGGTATATAGGGTTTTTTGACCACTCATTCGGATCTCCAATCACATTCATCAAAACGGACTGGAACCAACCGTTGTCCAGATTCTCCGCGTGTGACTCCTGGATCTTGCTATCGATGTACATCCACTTACGAGCCGACCAATGTTTAGGCTTTGGGTAGAATCGAGATAGCGGGCTTGTGCGCCCGTAGTAGTACACCTGGCCTGGGAACCCCTTCTTCATCTCCGCCATCTGGACAGCCAGATCGTCTGGCTTACCGTTCCATATTGGGTATTCCTTAGAGTATTTTTTTTGATACTCGTTGGTGCCAAAAAACGGGTTGTAGACTAATCTGTCGATATATGGCGTATCCTCTTCAGGCTTTTTGAACCGGCAAGATTCAAAGGACATCTGGTAGACCTGCATAATCTTGCCGGCCTTGTTGTACTTCAGGTTTGCTGAGAATCCCCAGAAGATGGATAGAGAATCAGCGAGGGAGCAATGAAGTTGCCACAATGTTGTACCGGCATCGTCGATAACGATGTCCATCAAGGCAGGATTTGAGAACCCGGCACCCTTGATGAACTGTGCGTACGTCTCAAGACAAGAGCTTGCCGCAGGGCTATCCTCTACTGCCTGAGCGATTCTAAGCGGCAACGCGTCATCTTCGCCGTATATTATGGTATCGTCCTGGTAATTCTTTTGCCGGTTTGTTGAGACCTCTCGGCGTAGGTTCTGCGGGCCGCGATCGAAGACGGCGATGCTTGGTATGTGATCGTGACGCTTTTTCACAATCACAAGGTACTAAGAAAGCGACCAGGGGTCCGGAGTAGTGACGTTAAGGCGTCACCAGTAATTGACCGGGCATGACTCCTCCGGAAGGCGTGTTTTTGAAAATAACATACACCCGCAAGCCCCACAGCGCAGGCCCTTGCGTATCTCGCATCTGGCGCATATCGACATTCTTCCTCTCGCTAATTCATTGTTCCGTGACCTGATGGCCAGATAAGTTCCGGTGAGAAATTTACCGACTGTTCGTATCGCTCGTTCCATTCTTTTATGCGTTGTTCGTCTGTCTTGCCTTCCTGATGGATATCAGGGGTCATGTAATGAACGCCGAGGCCCCATCGGCGGTTCCTTTCACTCAGTCTGGTTCGGTACATGGCATGCTTCCGGCATAGGCGCTCAGGGCCGCCCACGTTCGCGTAATGAGCGAGCAATAGTTTTTCTTTGGAGTATTGCACGTGGCCGACAGGTCGCGCCTCGTGGCATCCGTAGACGTATCCGATCTCTTTCAGGCGCGGGCTGAAGACGGCAGACTTTGAATAGTTCTCGTAGTGAAACCCGTTGTTTATTTCCGACCATTGATATTGCGGCATTGCGTGGCTCATGATCTGCCAGCCATATGTGGTCATGATCGTATCGCCATTCGTAATGGATTGCTCCATCACATGCCGGATCCATGGATGATAGATGATCTCGTCGGTATCCACCACGATCACCCAGTCGGCGTCTGAATTCTTCCACGCGTAGTTCTTCACCTTTAAGTATTCGTCGTCGGACAGAACGCCTGGAATGCCGAAAGGAATAACAATGGCACCCATCTGTTTAGCGATCTCAGTCGTTCGGTCAGTGCTATGGTTGTCGTAAACGTATACCGTGTCGCAGAAATTAAGGTAATGACGCAGTGTGAAGGTGATCACTTCCGCCTCGTTAAAAGCGATTATGTAGGCTTCGATCTTCATAGGCGTATCCAGGCTGACGCGTCGCAAGGTTGATTCTCTGGAATGATGTTGACCGCGCAGCCTATCTGCGCAGCGAACTCGTACACGGCATGGCTCACCCCATACTCCATCGAAAGAACGTCGTGGAATGCCATCACGCCGCCGGGCTTTACCTTCGGCCTCCACGCCTCTATGTCCGCCCTCACGCAATCGTAAGAATGACAGGCATCGATGTACACCAGGTCAAGCGATGCATCCTTAACATATTGCGCCATGGCCGTAGACGGGCCGCGCAGGAATTCAACGTTATCAAATCCGGCGAGCCTTGCTTTACCATCGTTGTAGTTTTTGTTGTGCCACTCCTGATCATTGCCGGCGTCTCCAGGGAACTCCGGGTGGCTTTCCCAAAGATCCACAAGGTATAGTTTCGAAACGCCCCACTCGGCTATATCGAGCGAGAACAAGCACTCTGCGCAGCCGACCTCTGCGACAGCGGGACGCGATGGCAGCAGTTTGTATAGATCCTTTCTGTTCTTTATCTCCATGTGAATGTATTAGGGTTAAACTGATCCATCCTGTCCTGCCACACGTAGCGACTGTTTTCTTCTGTTCCGTTGAGCTTCAGGAATCCACTCCATCTGGTAATGCCTGTTCCTATGTTGGATTGATTGTCGTACTGCTTAACGCACCCTGGCACGAAAGCAAACGCCTTGATGTCAGGTTGCATACGGATAAAACTATAATCTACCCCAATTGATGTGGACATTTGGTCATAAAGAGTTGCAACTATATCGAGAATTGAATTTTTATTCACAATGTATGCATGCGTTGAGAACGCCGCGTATGTCCTGATCATACGTGGATCGTCGGTAGGCTCGCAGTCTCTGCCTAGGTGTCTGGAGCAATCAGGGCGCATGCCTGACGGGCCGTGTGGATGCCAGAACGCCGGGCTGTGGAATGATCCGCCAAGCCATATAACGTCCCATTCATGCGCCTGTGTCCACGCTGATATATAGTCCATACGGTCGGCGAAGTCAGAGCAGAATACCAGGTCATCCTCAAACACGATAGCTGACTTGCCAGCTTCTGCGGCAGTCATCATGATATCAATCTGGCCGTGATAGCATCCGATCGCCCCCGGCGTCCTGACGCTCATCATGGTGTGCTTCACGTCGGACAGGTCGAACTGCGACGGCGTTTTACCTCTATGTCGATGCGCTGAGATTCCAACGCGAGACAATTCGTTCTCCATGGAGATCTTTCGGTCTGACCTTGAATCAAGGTTCAAGTATCCAGCGTATGTGTCATCGCGCCAGTTCATGCGTATTGCCATTTAAAGCCGTAAGAAGTTTTGTTACGGCCAGTTATCGTACAAAATCAACATTTAAATACCCATTAGCCATATATGGCTTCCTCGGCTTTGAGGATCTTATTGAAGAAACAACTCCAGTCCTATCAATAGTATATTGAAAGCCTTTTATTTTCATAGCTCAGTTGATTTGTGGCAATACAGGGCGTCGCCCCACATTGCGCCTGTCCAAGAAGTTTCTACACGGCGGAACCCATAGCTGAGCATGTATAAGTCGATGTCCTCGACCAGCGCGCATCCCTTATAAAGCTCCGCCTTGTTGACCTCCAGATAGGCCCACTTGAACTGTTTTAGGATGTCTCCCATACCGCGCAGGGCCTTCAGCTCGGCGCCTTGTATGTCCATATTCAGGAAATCAAGTCCTTCTGAAAGGTGTGGAATAAAATCGTTACCTGGACTGCACCAATCATGGAAGAATTCGTCAAGTCTAACCATTTGAACCTCGATGTCTTCAACATAGTGTACTTCTGGGTGCGCAGTCTTATGTGTGCCTAATTCTAAAATTGAGCTGCTTTGTCCGCCATTATTTGAAATATGAAGATTTATTTTCATTGTCTCTTCACCGGCAGCCAGATTAAATACTCCATGTCGAAATGTATCTTGAACATTCCGTTTCAACGCTGGCATAAGCTTTGGGTTAGGCTCAAACCATACAACCTTTTTTATGCCAAGTTGATCATACACCGGCGCCTCTTCGCCTACATTCGCGCCTATGTGAAGCACTCCGGTAGGTTTGATATTCCAACGTGGGAATAGTTGTCTGAAATCTATTAACATATTGATTCATTTGTCTTTTTGATGGACCACACGCCGAGATTTTTTTCTGTTTCGTGGCTGGTAAATGAGTACCCGGCTAGCGTCTCGTCAACAGCCTGCTTTACCTCCGATCCTTCCTCCTCGTTGTAGTCATGACCGGCCAGGTAATATCCAAACATCACCTTTCGGTACCATAGGCGAATCTCAGCCTTCGTCTGCTCGTACCGGTGGCTGGAGTCCAGGAAGACAAAGTGCGCCCAGTTGTCTGGCCATTGACAGGATGCGTCGAGAGAAGACATCTGATGCAGTGTAATGAACTCGCTGAGGCCACTGCGTACAATGTTTCTCACGATTGTGTTTGCTTGTATAAAGCCGCCGTAGGCCATGTTCTCAACCAGGTGCATCTCAAATCGCTTGTCCCTGTTGGCTAGCTGCTCAGCCAAGTAAATGGCGCTGTGACCATCAGCTACACCTACCTCTACAATGCGGCAGTCATTTGGCAGGCTGTCAGCCATGGCGCTATAGAACTTGTGGAAGTCGCACATAGTGCCAGCAATATTTTTATATGTTTCTCGCATACTGTGACGCATACTGTGAAAGTATCCAGTTAAATGTTTTCTCCATGCCTTCAGAGAGGCTTACCTTCGGCTCCCATCCTAGCACCTTGCGTATTAGGTCGTTGTTTGAATTACGGCCTCGAACGCCGGTAGGGCCATCTATATGCTTTTTGTGTATTGTCTTTCCCGAATTGCTTATAGCCAGATTAGCGAGATGATTGATCGTGACCATCTCCTCACTGCCGATGTTTATTGGCTCTCTGAAGTCTGATTGCATCAGCAGGCGTACCGCGTCGATGCAGTCGTCTATATATAGGAAAGATCGGGTCTGATCACCGTCGCCCCAGATTTCTATTTCTCCGTCAGACTCTACAACCTTCCTGCACATAGCGGCCGGCGCCTTTTCCTTGCCTCCTTTATACGTGCCCTCCGGCCCGTAGATATTATGGAAACGTGCTATACGCACGTTCATATTGAAGTTACGAACGTAAGCCATGTAAAGCCGTTCGCTGAATAGCTTTTCCCACCCATACTCGCTGTCTGGGTTAGCCGGGTATGCGTCTGATTCCCTGAGTGAGCAGTCTACAACCACCCCGTGTTTATTTCTATTCTGAATTTCCTGCGGATACATGCAGGCCGAAGATGAATAGAACACCTTGCCGACATCGTAAAATCTACAGTACTCAGCACACAGCAGATTGATCATAGCAGAGTTAGACATGATGTCCGCGTCATTGTCGCCTGAGAAGACGTACCCAGCACCGCCCATATCAGCAGCGAACTGATACACCTCATCGAACGGCTTATCCGTCGCAAACGGCTGCTTGTAATACGAGAACTTATCATTACCGTAACCGCCGGTTGACTGGAGTCGAACAACAGCTTCCATGTTTTTGGAGATCCTGAGATCGTATATTACAAACTCGTCGGCGACCGTCTTGCTGAACTCTGGGTATTTAATATCAACACCGCGCACCCAATATCTTTCAGACTTTAGGCGTTTCACCATGTGCGACCCTATAAATCCTCCGGCGCCAAGTACAAGAGCTGTTTTCATTCAAAAAAATAGATTAATATTCCTGCTACAATATACGCAAGGCACATCAGTACAGCCCAAATGATATCATACTTTTTCATCTAAAAGAGCATGTAAAGTTGAATGAGCAAATTAAATACGGATTCTCATCTCATTGCTTTTAATCTGTTGATGATGTCGTCATGAAAGCCACGAGGCGTGCGCTTCACGTTGTTCTTGTAGTGGCTGCCGTCATGGACTCGATGCTCGTAATGCATCCCTGGCACGACGTAGATCGAGTTACCAGCCTCCAGCCAACGATAGTTCTGATAAAGGCTGTCCGACGTTACCGGGTCTATAGAACCGTCCCACACGCGCAGATACTCGTCGCGGCTTACAAAGTAGTTCATCGCGTTCAACATCGTTTCGAAATTCGGGATGTCCATGTATTGCGCCACGTTACTCCGGTCATATCCATTGTATTCGAATGCTCTGAAATCAAAATGCGGTTTAGCGAATGACGGCTGGTACGCAAACGAAGCGTGCAGTCCGCCGAGGAATTTATCCATATAATCTATGGCATGCAAGTAATCCGGCGTGATCACGTTGTCGCTGTCGAGCAGGATGCACCACTCATTGGTAGCCTTGCTGATGGCCTCGCGTTTATTTCGGTAGCAGTCGAGGTTCTTGTCGTTCCTGTACAGCTTGATCTTTGGCCTGCTAATCAGAAACTCCTTTGACTCATCAAGTCTATTGTTTATCGACTTCCAGACCACTTCGTCTGAACAGTCGTCGACTATCACAATCTCGCTTATGCGCGGGTCGTCGAGTACCTGAGCGAATGAATCGAACAGAAGGTCGGTTCGGTTATAGGTGGTGATGCAGAGTGATATCATCTGAATTCGATTTGGTGCCATGAGGGCGGTAAAAGATCTACAACGTCCTGCCTAACGCCTGATGACATACCGAACCACGACCCTCGTTTGCACGACGGGGCAACGACCTTTTTATCAGGATTAGGATTCAGCCACGCGGCCCAGTAAGAAAGCGTGGAGTTTGATATAATATTCCAGCTACACGATGCCATGATAGCCATGTCTTCAAATTCGTTTTTGCCGTCTGAATACTCCACATACTTTCCTTTGATGTTCTCACGACACCACGCCATGTCATCGGAACATACAACGAAATTGGTACCCCAATCAAATTCAAGCATAGCGGCAGCGATGTAATTAATGTCCACCGGCGGAAAGCTCTGCGAGTGTTGCAGGTAATCACCCCGGCGCACATGGATGCTCACGTAGCCTTTATATTTCTCGAAAACCGGCAGCGGGAACGCATCTCGTACTTCTTTCTCAGCTCCATCGAAATACTTCCACGACTGCCAGAATCCCGCGAGCTGTACACCTTCCGGGTGGAAAGGAATTGGATGATAGTTGAACCAGCACTCGTCCAGGCCGCACCCGTGCAGCTCGCAGTGCCGGTTATCTTTGTGCTCCTGGTAGCGTCTGAAGTCGTGATCGCACGCCGGTAAGTTAGGAAAGAACCTGTCCACCTGAAAAGCGTTGAATCCTCTCTCCACATATCCTTTTTTTACCCCCCATTCAACGCCATGTTTTTTAGCGTACGAAATAGCGGCAGCGATCTGAAACATATTATTGCCCAACCGGCCTATTAGCTGGGGGTAAACTTTAATCATAGATTGATAATTTTGAATCCTTTCCCGTTGCAATATATAGAGAAAAGCCGCTCGAGAATAAATGGCGCGATTGGATAGTCGGTCATTCCCCATGTAGCGAGCAGCTTCATCGCATGTTCATGGTCAGCGCCGCGCTTACGGTTGATATACCCTGCCGGTGACATGAATATGGGCATCTCCTCCATGAACTTTATCGCTGGCTTAAGGCATGTCTCGACGTAATCCTTGTATATATCGGTCCGCGCAATGAAGTGGTTTTCGTAGATAGATCGTTCGACTTCATCCGGGAAGTGCATGAACTTCTCGAATTCCCTCAGCGCTATCTCTGCCGCTTCCGTCTTGTGCCAATGTAGAAACTTGGTTCTGATGTCGGTGTGCTTACGAGGCGTGAGGATAGCAACATCATATCCTTCTGTATCGACTTTAAGTTCTCTTCCTGAAACGATAAAAATGTCTCCTCGCTTTCGACTAAGCCTCCAGGAGCAGATAGCAGTATATTCAGCGTCTGATTGTGGGACAATATCGGCGATGACAGAATTCTCAAAAAACGGCGTACACTTTTCGTTTTTGTAAACTGTAGCGAATGGGTAGCAATGCTGCCGCTGATCTTCAGCATAGACGATCTGGGTAAAGTTTAGTTTGTCAGCCATTCAACCACCTTTTGGACGCACCTTGAACACTGATAATCTGTGAGCTTATTGCCCGTCGCCGCGTTGTATGCAGCGAATGCCCGGCGCCACAGCGGCGTGTTGCTGGGATTGTTCCACTCACGGCTTGCTTTTAGAGCGTTCAGAATTTCCTTTTTCTCGTCCACAGTTTTCGAGTATTAAGCGTTCGACATAAGAACTTACGGATATACCGAGCTTATTCGCTTGGCTCTCCGCGCATTCCTTCGCCCTTGGCGTCGTCCGTAGATTCAGTCGTTCCGTTTTCATTGAATAGCTCCTCGGCTTTTTTAACGAGCGTGTCCAGCTTCCGGAGCTTCAGGTTAATGGCCTTGATCTCCTCTTTGTTCTTTGCGATTGACGACTCAAGATCCTTGCGCCGGTCGTTCAATTCGTTGATGGTAAGCGTTATATTCATGACGCTAAATGTATGACAAATGTATGACAAATACAAATAAAAAAGGCAGCCTTTCGACCGCCTTTTCTTTAATGAATATGAACGCCTGAATTTTTAAAGCTCGAAGCTACGCAGATACGCCAGTGTGGCGGACGCTGAATTACCCACCCGGAACCGAAGGAATCTGGTAAGTTCAGAGCCGGAAAGCGTCACCGTGTCGGTAGTGTCCGAGTCGCCAGTCTGGCCGCTGCTTTGCGTGTCGCTTTCGGCTGTTAGACCTGCACCCGCGCCGGCGATGTAGAACTGCTGGTTGCTGTCCTGGAAGATAATGAATATGTCATTACCGAGGCACAACGTCTGGAGGCTCACGTCGTCAGCGGTTGAGTCTGCAAGCAGCTTGGCTACGAACGTCTGTTTCCACGAACGGTTTCCTGATCCTTGCGCAACCTGGAGCTCTTGGCTTGCCTGATGCCAGAACTTGTTGCCTGAGAACTTGCGCAGGCCACCGTAGCTGCCGAAGTCGATCGCATTGATGTCGGATGCCTGCCCGAGGCTGAACAGCGTGTCCAGCTCAGACAGGTATCCCACCCAGAAATCTGGGGCCAGGCCGCCTACTCGCACCTGATCTGAGCACGAGAAGGCGAGGCCGGTTGTTATCTTACATGCCATGTTACCTCCTTTTTAGTAAACGATGGTCTGAAGGTCGCAGTGCAGATAGTTGTAACCCATCTTCATGTTTCCCTCAAAGTAGTACTTGCGATCTTTCCGCTCATACCAGCCATCGATCTTGTTCAGATCTGCACCGTTCTCCACGCCCAGGATGTGATTATCGCGGGTAGTGAATGCGATCAAGTGGCGGGTGGTGCCGGTCAGCGGGTTGTCAGATTCAGCTAAGAACTGATCCCACAGTGACACGGGGCGGACAGCGTAGCCCTTGTATGTCAACGTCTGGAGACCCTTCTGCAGGTTCTCGAAAGCCTGCTCGGTCACCGCGCCGGTACCGATCAGCGAGTTGTAGTAGTTGTCCCACACAGATCGCGTAACCCAGAAAACTGGCTTCTGAACTTGTCCGCCGAATTGGGCGTAGATGTTGTCCCAGTCCTTGAGCAGGATGTTTGAGTTAGCGTAAGCAGACTCCAATGCCGTCAGGGCTGCGTTTTGAGCCAGTGACCCAGTTCCGAAACCTACAGCACCTGCACCGTTCGTTGCTGATGCACGTACGACGCAATAGTTTGATCCGCCAGACGAATCGATAAGACGGTCCCAGAAACCATCGAACTGGTTATAGTCATCGTCCGAGCTGTTGCCTGCCGCGAACGATGCACGACGGAATACGTCGAGACGCAGCGCGTTGGACAACACATTGTCGATAATAGTCGCAATCGGCGTGCCGCTGGGGTCGAACGAATCAATGCCGGTGCGCAGCCATTCTTGCGCAAGGTGGTTGTATGCACCGCTGAGTTGCTGGGTGAAGTCGTCCTTACACCAGCTTTCGTTGATCTGGAACTCTTTCACCTGCACAGTGGTATTGGTGATGAGCGATCGGTTGCCGTTGAATACCCGGTCGCATCCTGTGTATGGCTTCAGGATCTTGGAGATCGAGTTTACCAGGTTGTACCGCTTTTTATCCTTGATGCCCTGGTCGATGGTGAAGATGTCGGATAGGGCTGGGCTGCCCAGCGTGGGCTTGTAGTAGATGTCGGTGGTGAGGATGCCTGGGTACGTGTAGTTGAAGTTGGTCTCCAGGATAGAGATCATCATCGGGCCCGGATTCAGGGCGTACTTTTCGACATCCTTTGCGGGGTATCGATCGAGAATCCACGGCATGTGTGTTGCCATGAACACCATTACCTCTTCGCGCTGCTTGCTGTTGATCTTTGCTTTCATAGTGGGTCCTGTTCCGCGTGACGGCGGGGCAGGATCACCGGCGAGTTGTTGTTGCATCTCTGTGTTGATTTGAGCGAGAGCCTGCACGGCGGTCGCTTTTTCGGCGATGGCGGCGGCGGCTTTAGCCTCGGCGGCCTCTTTCTCTGCCTTCATTACAGCCACTTGGGCAGCGAGCTGTTGTTCTGCGGCACTCTGAGTAGGAGCTGGAGCCGGGGCTGCCTGGTTAGGCTGAGCCGGGGGAGCGGCCGGGGCCGGAGCGGCAGCGGATTGCGCCTCCTGTACGGATACGACCATTCCACCCTCGCAGGTGATCGACCTTCCATCCTTGAGCGGGTATGTGCCTTGAGCGGGCTGTCCGTCCACGGTAGCAGGCTTGCCTTCAAGCTCTCCGTCCTCGGACATGACGTTCAGGACCTTTCCGTCTTGGGTCTGCAGGTCTATGGCTTGGGGGCCGTTCGCCTGCGGTGTGCCCAGAAAGGGTGCCGCAAGGGCGATAATTTTTTCAGCGAAAGTTTTAGGATTGTCTTTCATAATTTTTGATTTTCCGAGCGCGACGGCTCGCATGTAGTGGCTCAGCTTCTTGTCCACGAACTTCATATCAACCGCCTGTTGCGCATTAAGACGTGTAGTCTTGCGCATCATCTCTGCTATCGCATCGGTAGAGAGGCCCGTCTTACGGGCGTAAGCCTCGATCATATCTTTTTCGATCGTCTCGAGTTCAATTGCGCCCTGTCTCATGTCCTCCGACGTGCCCTGAACTTCAGAGCTGGGCATGTGAATCATAAACATGGAAGGATCGCAGATCTCGATTTCATCACCTGCCATGGCAATGAAGGTAGCCATCGATTGGGCTTCGCCCTCGATGGTGGTGGATATGGGTTTGCCTGTTAGCTTGAGAGCGTGGTAGATGTTATACCCGGCGTATACAGAACCGCCAGGCGACGCGACGTGAAGCTTGATGCGCTCAGCAGCCGCGTTCTGTGCCAAGATACCTTTTACCTCCTTGAGTGTTTCGGAGGTTATTATATCATCGATATATATATGACAAACAGACATCTACCGCCAATTTATGGACAAACTGGCGGTCAGTCGTCAAAAGTGAATATGACGCGTCACTTGTATTTTTTCTTCAGGCGGAAAATCTCGCGCCTCGATATCGAGTATTTATCGGCGGCCTGCTGCACATTCATGCCTTTGTTTAGGTCACACATGATAGCGTGGTGCTTCATCTTCACAGGCTCTATCAGCCCCGCCGCGACACCTTGCGCGATAATCTCTTTGGGTATGCTAGTTATGTCTCTCATGATAGTCTTGAAGTCTTTTCACGCGCCGCAATACGTCTCTGCAATTTGGTGATCTCATATACAGATACCTCGGGCGGCGGCATGTTCTCGATCGCGTCTGCTGTTATATAAGCCTGCTCTGCGTAATACGTGGCTTGTCCTGTGACAAGGCCGCCATCGGCATACCCACGGGTTCTCATGTTCTCCAGCGCATTGATGTGATACTGCGCCTGAGGCATCATGACCACGCGCTTTGGGGTGACGTACTCGTGCTCGTGGACGATGCCGGCTGGCTTGAATCCAGAACTATCAGGCGCCCCGAATCCTGGGCCGGTGTAACCACCTGCAGCGAACTGCACGCCGTTGATTTGAGCCACGTTTGCCAGGCCCGCTACGATAGCGGCGGCGGCGGCGGCGGTGCCCAAGGCAGGCCCAACATACGGTATTTGTGCAAGTGCGTCGTAGGCCTTTGTTGCCCCTGAATATGTAGCAACAATAGCCTCAGCTGATGCAAATAACTTGTACTCTGCAGACTGTTGTTCGAATAACCCAGCAACGCTTCCGAACGTTGCCGCCAATGAGTTGTAGTATACCTCATTGCTTATATCGTCTATCTCTTTTCTCAGGTCAGCGCCGCGTCTGTAATAATCAGCCTTTTGTTTTTCAGTGAAATCTACAGCTTCAAGCTCCTTCGTATATTGTGCGATACGTACCTCACTGGCCTGTATAGCAGGATCAGTTAATGATGTTCCTTGGACTACGTTTATCCCTGTGCTGTTGCCAGGCGTAAGATCTACGTTAGGCTTATTGGCCTCACGTATTTCCTGCGCATAAAGATCGAGCTGTTCTTGTTGAAGCTTAATGAGCGCACGGCGAGCTGTCACGTTCTCCGTTAGCTTGCCAGTAATCTCTTCCTCCTTGTCAGCGATCTCTGCGGTGATCTGAGCAACGGCAAGCTGCGCCTCTCTGTTCTTGTCGTAGCCTACAGTGGATTCCTTGATGGCTTGCGCCTCCGCCTTAAGAACTATTATACTTCGTTGCTTGGCCGTCTCAATGATATCGTCAATCTTAGAAGATGCCGCAATTCGATCCTCAATAGCAACTCCTTCATCATCCCTAATACGCCTCAGAATCTCGGCCCTACGCTCATCGTTCTTTGCGTCACCAGCGGCAAAGGCTCTTGATATTTCCAGGTCTTTTAGTTTCTTGGCGGCATCTGCATAAGATGCCGATTCCGCATATAATGCAGGTACATATCTAAGAAGAATAAAAGTTGTTAGTTTCTCCAATATGCCCACCTGATCATCCTCATCATTAATCAGATTAGCCAGACCCTCACCTGCAACGGCATAAGTCTTAGATAGTAATATCTGAGCATTTTCAAGGTCACGAGCGCCCGATGCGCTTGCCACATAAGCGCCAGCCAACGCACCTACAGTTCCCGTTACAGCTGTGGCGATTCCTGCGAATGATCCGAACTTCGTTGCCAGATCTCCTACTGAAACGCCGGCGACATTTATACTACTAATAGCATCGCCGAGCTTGTCAGGATAGTTGCCTATCTGGTCTTTGAATAGTCCAGCGCTCTTTGATGTCTTGTTTATCTGGGCATTTAAATCTGCGAGTTCTTTTTCAAGCTCTGCCGCGCGTCTGGCACCTTCTACCGTCTTTCTGTTTATGTTGTCGTATTCCTTGGCAAGCTGGTTAACTCGAAGCTTTAACGCGTTGCGAGAGTTGCTTTCAGTTTCAATGGTTCGGATCAACGTTCGCTTTTGCTCCTGCTCTTTCTTCTGCACAGCTTGAAGCCGCACGCTTTCCTCGATGAACTCGTCCTGGGTAATGGTGCCGGCCTTGTACGCCTTGTTCAGATCCTGGATAGCTACCTTGGTTCCTAGAATAGACTTCTCAACGCCAAGCAGTTCCTTTTCGGCGGCGCCGGTGTCAATCTTAACCTCTAAAACTACTTCGTCTTTCTCGTTTGCCATTGTTTTAAGAGAGTTTGACCAGTTCAATATCGCACGGTAAGTAGCTGTTTTTGTAACCGCTTACCCGGTTAAGATAATATAAATTGTCCGTCTCCAGTGTTCTTATGCGGATAGGTCTGAGCGCTGTCAAAGACAGGAACACACTTTTAGGCAAAATAGCAGATTCGTAAACCTTCGTAGGATCATTAAGAATTCTTTCAATATTGCGCCAGTATGAATCCGTGATCGTCCTTTGGTATGACCGTTGGTCTGTCACGTCTCCAAAAGACAACGATTGTCTGTACAGGCTATTTACCGTATTACCGACGCTAAGCAGATTGAAGTATGGATATGCTACGTCGGTAACAGTGTCGTTTGTCAGGCCAGACGAAAATATAAATGATGAACGAGCGGAGTACTGAGGCACCTGATTAGAGTCGTACTTTGTTTGCACGAACAAGTGAACATCTTGATTGTTGGTAATGTTGTGCGTGATCTTTGTGATCTTGCCGGTTGCATCGGCTGAGAAAAGGAGGCCAACAAGCGTAAAATTTCCGCCAGAGTTCTCTTCGACTATCCAGTCGCCGTTGTATAGATCGTTTGTTGATTCTGTTATTCTTACCAGATCTCCATCAAAAAAATCTACCGAGTTGACAAGATCGAAATTAGCAGCAGTTAGAAGGTTGGTTACTTGGGTGAACTCTGTTGATTTTATCTCATTTGCGCTGAATAGATCTACTCGCTCAATACTGCATCGTAGCTCTGGATGCACGTATGTTTTAGGCGCAGAGAAATCACTTTTAAATATCTCTCCAGTGTCTTCTATAAAATCATTATCTATTCTGATGATGCCGTTACCATTTATTGTAGCATCATCAACCCCATACGTTATAACAATGTCTGGCAGATCTTCGTCGCTGCTCGGCTGATAAGACAAAGAGTTTGATTTTGCATAGGGAGATACTATTTCCTGGAAGTCAACATCCTGCTGAGTTACATAGTCTGATAGGTCTATCGGATCTTTGCTGGACAGGTTGTTTAAGAAGTCTATTGTGACGGTATTACTGCCTTTGTCGAAGTCTGAAATGCAGCAAAACATAGACATAATGTTGCTAACAAACTTCGACTGTGTCCAATCTGGAACAAGATTTTGACCTGTTACGTAAAGTATATTTAATGGGGTTACTTTAAATGTAGAGTTCGCTTTTATTGTAACAGTGTTATTCCCTATTGCAAAAACATTCACCGTTAGTTGATCGCCAGACTGTAAGAGTATTTGTCTCGATATTTTATTTATTG